GGAGCTTGACATGAAAAAACCCTCCAAAGCTGAAAAGAAGATATCAAAGGTTTATCGTGAATACAAGTCTGGAAAATTACACTCTGGGTCTAAGTCCGGTCCAGTTGTTAAAAGCCGCAAGCAGGCGATTGCTATTGCGTTGTCTGAAGCTGGCATGAGCAAGAAAAAGAAAAAATGAACCACTTCTACCGGGACATAGCAGGGTGGTTTAACTTTGAAGGGCCGTACCGTCAGGCGGTTGAGGAGGCGACTGACGGTGCGGTCTTTGTTGAGTTGGGCTGCTGGAAGGGCCGGTCGTCGGCGTTTCTAGCCGTTGAGGTTCTCAACTCCGGCAAGGAGATTGAGCTTCATTTTGTCGATCATTGGGGTGGTTCTAACGAGCCTGAGCACAAGGCTGACCTTGATCTGGAGCGCATTTACGAGGTGTTTAAGCAGAACATCGAGAGCGTTTCTGGGGTGGACGTGATGATCCACCGGATGCGGACGGTTGAGGCTGCTGATCTGTTTGAGGACAGGTCCGTTGATTTTATCTGGGTCGATGCTGGTCACGAGTATGAAGACGTGATCTCCGACTTGCGCGCCTGGTGGCCGAAGCTCGCCGTTGGCGGGGTAATGGGCGGTGACGATCTGCCTATGGATGGTGTAAAAAGGGCGGTGAAAGAGTTTTTCCCCAGTCACGAAGTTGGCTCAGAGAACGGCTGGCAGTGGTGGCGGGTTAGGAAGAGGGATTGAGAATGGCTAATCAGGGCATCACCCCCGGTCGATATAACCCCGATCTCATCCCCATTTCGGCGGATGGCGTTGAGGACAGCGCCTATAACACCGAAACCGGCTATCTGACGCCGTACAACGTGCCGATGGACGAAGAGCAGTTCCGCTACATCGTCTTCCAGGCTCTTGAGGACAGCCAGACCTACATCGACAGCTATCTCGCGCCCGAGCGCGAGGCGGCTATGTCGTACTATCTGGCCGAGCCGTTTGGGAACGAGGAAGAAGGCCGCTCTCAGGTCATTATGACTGAGGTGCGCGACACCGTTCTGGCGATGCTGCCGTCGCTTCTGCGCATTTTCACGGGCGGCGACAAGATTTTGGAGTTTGTGCCTAAGAACGCCGAGGACGTCGAGGCGGCTGAGCAGGCTACAGACCTGATTAACTACATTTTTATGCAGGAAAACAGCGGCTTCCGCATCCTGCACGACGCCATGAAGGACGCCCTCATTCTGAAGACCGGCATCCTGACGTGGTACAAGCTTGATGATGAGAGCGTCCAGTATTTCTCCTATTCCGGCCTGACGGCGCCTGAGGCGGCGCTGATTACGGACGACAAAGACGTCACCGTTGACGAGTATTTCGAGGAAACCGACCTTGTGACCGGCGAGCAGATAATCTCGCTGAAGATCAGGAAGGTGACTCGCACTCCCCGTTACATCGTTGAGTGCGTTCCTCCTGAACAGTTCCTCATCGACAACGAGGCTGAGACGATCCAGGACGCCATCTACGTGGCCCGTCGCCGTTTGATGACGATTTCCGACCTTGTGGCGATGGGTTACGACCGCACGATCATCGAGGAAAACGCCGGCACGGGCGGTTTCGAGATGAACAACGAAGTGATCGTCAGAAACCCGGCCGATCAGTCGTTTTTCGGCATCACGTCAGCGACCGACGAGACGACGGACAAGGTTTTCTACTGCGAAAGCTACATCCGCGTGGACAAAGACGGCGACGGCATCGCCGAGCTGCATAAAGTCTGCACGGTTGGTAATGGCGCCTACATTTTGCACGATGAAGTCGTCCAATCTGCGCCGTTTTCCATTCTTGAGCCAGATCCGACGCCCCATACGATCTTCGGCAAGTCGATTGCCGATCAGACGATGGATTTGCAGCTCATTAAGTCGTCTATCATGCGCAATACGCTTGATAGTCTGTCTCAGGCGATCCACCCCCGCACCGTCGTGGTCGAGGGACAGGTCAATATTGATGACGTAATGAACGTCGAGACTGGCGCGATCATCCGCGCGCGGGCTCCCGGCATGGTTCAGCCTCTCGCTGAGCCGTTTGTGGGCCAGCAGGCTCTTGGCGTGATGGCGTACCTTGATGAAGTTAAGACCCAGCGCACGGGCATCTCCCGCACGTCGCAGGGGCTTGATGCAGACGTGTTGCAGTCCACGACGCGGGCGGCTGTGCAGGCGCAGCTGTCGGCTTCTCAGGACCGCATCGAGATGATTGCGCGCCTGTTTGCTGACGGCTTGAAGCGGTGCTTCCAAGGTATGCTTCAGCTCATCATCCAGCACCAGGACAAGGCGAAGATCATCCGTCTGCGCAACAAGTTCGTGCCTGTCGATCCCCGTGGTTGGGATGCGTCGATGGATATGGTTGTGAATATCGCTCTTGGCCGTGGCTCTGACGAAATGCGGCTTATGGGCCTTGGTTCCATAATGCAGCTCCAGCAGGCTGCGATTGAGAAATATGGCCCCAACAACCCGCTGGTTGATCTTGCCCAGTTCCGCAACACGCTGGCCCAGATGACGACGCTCCAAGGCTTCCAGGATGCGTCTCAGTTCTGGAAAGAGATCAATCCGGCTGAAGTTCAGGCGTTCATGCAGCAGATGGCCGCCGCTCAGCAGCAGCAGCCGGACCCGGCTCAAATGCTGGCGCAGGTCGAGGCTGAGAAGATCAAGGCCGACATTATCATCAACGCCGCGAAGCAGGAGTTGGAGCGTCAGAAGGCGGCTGCCGACGCCGATCTCCAGCGCGACAAGCTCTTTGTCGATGCGATGCTTCAGGCGACTGAGATACAGGCCAAGTACAACACGCAGGTCGATATGGCGACGATCCGCGCCGAAGTTGACCGCCAGCGGACTGAAATCCAGCAGATGTTCAAGACTGCCCAGGCGTTCGCGCCCCAGCAGCAAGGTCCGGTGATGTAATGGCGACTTTTGAGCAGGAAGAGCTTTATCGGGAGGCGCAGGCTTTTGCGCGATCCGAGTCAATGAAGGAAGTCTTTCGCCGGCTTGAAGAACGGATGATCTACACCTGGAAGGCGTCTGCTCCTGACGCTTCTCAGGCTAGGGATGACGCATACCTGATGGTACGCGCCATAGCCGAACTCAGAAACGAGCTAACCGCCCTTGCGGCGGAGCCGACTGTTGATCGGTTTAACCGACGCTTGAAGAGCGTCTAGCTTAGGAGTATTTATATGGCTACAGCCGAACAATCGCAGCCCAGCGAACTCGGCCTTGCAGAAGCCGCTGATCGCTTCGCCGCTTTGATGGACGCTCCCGGAGCGCAACCGGACCCGGTGGAGAAACCAGAGGCTAATGCCGAAGTCGAAGAGACAGAGGCAGCGGCGGAAGAAGTCGATGAGACTTCTTTGGAGGACGATGAGGCGCCCCTTGAGGGCTCGTCTGAAGAAGAAGCGACGGATGCCGTCGAGGCTACCGATGGTGAGCAGGAGGAGCTTTCTGAGGATACGCTAGTCACCGTCAAGATTGACGGCAAGACGATGCAAATCCCGCTGAAAGAGGCCGTCGCTGGTTATCAAAGGACCGCCGATTATTCGCGTAAAACGGCCGAATTGGCCGCTGAACGGAAGGCGATAGCTGCTGAAAGGGAGCAGTCCAGCCAACTGATCAGTCAGCTTTACCAAGAGGCGACCAAGTACGCCTTGCAGGAACCTGACTGGGATGAGCTGCACCGCAACGACCCGATCAACTATCCCCGCATCCGCGACAAGTTCGTCGAGGAGCAGCAGAAGCAGCAGCTTTTGTTTGCTCAAGCGCAAGCGGAATACGCACGCTTAGACGAGCTAAAGAAGCAGGAGGCGGCAGAGCACCGCAAGTTCCTTCTCGAGAGGGGTAGAGAATACCTTCACGAGAAAGTGCCTGCGTGGAAAGATGAAAAGGTTTGGGCTGAAGCAAGAGCAAAGATGATCGAATACGGCCAGAAGATCGGCTATTCGGAACATGAGCTTTCTATTGCTGACGACCCACGCGCGATCATCGCTCTGGACAAGGCTCGCAAGTACGACGCCCTTATGGCGAAAAGGCCCCAGCCGCAGAAACAAGCTGGTCCCAAGCCAATTAAGGGTGGTAGTGCCGCGAAGTCTCCGCAGCAATCGACTGACATTACGCGAATGAAACAGCGTCTCAAATCGTCTGGTCACGTCAACGACGCGGCCGCACTTTTTGGTCTTTTAGACTCTCGGAGAAGATAACATGCCTAGCGTTAGCAAAGTCACCACTTACGACGCCCCGAACCCGATTCGGGAAGACCTTTCGAACATCATCTACGACATCTCGCCCACGGACACGCCGTTCATGTCGAACATCGGCCGTGACAGCGCGTCGAACACCTACTTCGAGTGGCAGACGGACGCTCTTGCTTCCGCCAGCACCACGAACGCGGTGGTCGAAGGCGCCGATGCCGGCGATGCCGACTTCACGCCGACCGTCCGTGTCGCCAACTACACGCAGATTTCCCGCAAGGTCATCTCCGTGTCCGGCACCGACGACGCCGTGAACAACGCTGGCATGCGCACCCAGATGGCGTATCAGCAGGCCAAGGCGGCCAAGGAGCTGAAGCGCGATATGGAAGCTATCCTCACCAGCAACCAGGCTGGCGTGGCTGGCAACTCCACCTCGACGGCTCGTAAGACGGCCGGTCTGCCGACCTGGCTCATCACCAACTCGCAGGCGAACGGCGCGACCGTTTCCTCAATGTCGGGCGCTTCCGGCAACGGCTATCCCTCGACCGCTTGGACGGGCCTCTCGACCTCGACGGACGTGGCTCTGACCGAGACGATGCTCAAGACCGCCATCCAGCAGGTCTGGACGGAAGGTGGCGACCCGTCGATCTTCATGGTCAACGCCTACAACAAGACCGTCGCGTCTGCGTTCTCTGGCCTTGCCCAGCAGCGCATGAACTACACCTCCGCCACCCCGATGAAGATCATTGCGACGGCGGATGTGTACCTCGGCGACTTCGGCGAGGTGTCCATCGTCCCGAACCGCTTCCAGCCCGGAAACTTCGCCTTCGTGCTGGACCCCGAGTACGCTTCCGTGTCGTACCTCCGTCCCTTCCGCACGTTCGACATCGCCAAGACCGGCGACTCGGACAAGAAGGAAATGGTGGTCGAATATGGACTTCGTATCAAGAGCGAGAAAGCACACGCTTGTATCGCCAACCTCATCGCTTCGTGATGAGAGATGGGAGGGGGAAACCCCTCCCATTTTCCTTGGGGAGTAAAGATGGCTGAAGATTTTGCCCCTGCGTCGTTCCTCCTGTCTTACGACGGTCTGACTGGAACTATGCAGAAGATGCACGTCACCACGGACAATAAGATCGTCCTGGAGACGACTACTAACATTGACGAGATTGCCGAGCGTAACCGTCAGGCTATGAATGATGTTAGCCGGACTGAGAAGCTCCCGGACGGCATGGTTCGTGTCGCCAGCCTGCCCATGCAAGTCCTTATAGACTTGAGACAAAAGGGTATCCTTGGTGATAGAATGGCCTTCAGAAAGTGGCTTCAGTCTGAAGAGGCTCGTCCGTTTAGGACGCACTGGGTAACGAGCTAATGGCGACGATCACCAATTACTCGACGCTGAAGTCCACCATCGCGGACTATCTGAACCGCGCTGACCTGACTTCGCAGATCGAGACGTTCATCCAGTTCGCGGAAGCCGACCTGAACACCAGGCTGCGGTGCCGCGAGCAGATTGTGCGAGCAGAGGCTACGTCGTCCGCTGAATATGTCCAGCTGCCGGCAGACTGGCTGGAGGCCATTAACCTGCACATCGTAGGCGGCCAGCAGCCGCTTCGGTATGTGACGCTGGACGAGGCCGACATCATCAACAAAGAGCAGATTTACACTGCTCCTCACTTCTACTCGCTGATGAACGGGGCGATTGAGATCATCCCTGAACCATCTGACGACATCGACATTGAGATGATCTACTACGCTAAGATCACGTCGTTGTCGGACGTCAACACGACCAACTGGCTGCTGACCAAAGCGCCCGACGTGTACCTGTACGGCGCACTGACGCACGCTGCTCCATTCCTCATGGACGACCAGCGTATTCCAGTATTCGCCCAGATTTATCTTGCTCGCGTTCAGGCGTTGCAGGATGAAAGCCAGAAATCACTGCATAGCGGTTCTCCGCTGATCGCGCGCACCCGGAGGGTTTACTGATGGCCGGTTTGACTAACTACGCTGAAGACCTTGTTCTTGATTGGCTGTTCACGACCGGCTCGGCGACCCGCCCGACGTCGTGGTATGTCGGCCTGTACACGGTCGCTCCGGGTGAAGGCGGCGGTGGCACCGAGGTGTCTGGCGGCTCCTATGCCCGCGTGTCGGCCACGTTCACTGTCTCCGGCACCGCGCCGACGACTGCTTCCAACTCTGCGGCTGTTGAGTTTGCTGAGGCGACCGGCAACTGGGGTACGATTGTCGCGGCTGGCATCTTTGACGCCTCGACCTCTGGCAACCTGATTGCGTTCGCCAACCTGACGATCTCGAAGGCCATCGACACGGGTGACGTTCTCCGGTTCAACACCGGGGAGATTGACATCACGCTCGACTGATGGCGCTCGGACGGGCATACGGCGAATATGACTATGGTGACGGTGCATATGGCACTTCAGTCACCATAGACGCCGCTTGCCTAGTTGAGATCACGTCAGATGCTACGGCTGCGGCCTCCGTCACAAGATTGGCTTCTGCTGCGGCTACCTGCCAGTCGGATATGTCAGCTGCCGGACAGATTGGTGTCCTCGCGGCGGCGGCGGCCACCTGCACATCTGATGCGTCTGCAACGGCCTCTCGTTACAAGACGGCTTCTGTCACGATTGCCTGCCAATCTGATGCATCTGCGTCAGCAACGGCGGTCAAGTCTGCGGCGGTCACGGTTGCTGCGTCGTCTGACATGTCTGCGGCGGCTTATGTCGTCATCCTCGGCAATGTGGTTATCAGCTGCTCAAGCGATGCCACGTTTGCTGCCTCAGCTATATCGCCTGCGTCCGTCACCATATCCTGCGCCTCAAACGCAACCGCTACTGGAAACGGCATCTATTCTGCGGTATCACTAATAGCAGTCCAGAGTGATATGACGGCTGCTGCTGGCATTGATTTTTATGCCTCGGCGACTGTGACGATCACCTCTAACATGACGGCAAACGGTCGGTATCTGTGGGAGAAAGAAACAGTGGCGGCTGAGAGTTGGACGAACCAGTCATCGACAGCTGCGACGTGGACACCGCAAACCATTTCGCCCGAAGTTTGGACCATTCAGTAGGAGGCTAATGTGGCCGACAGCTATACAACTAACCTGAACCTTACGAAGCCCGAAGTTGGCGCTTCTCGTGACACGTGGGGCGGCAAGCTCAACACGGACCTCGACACGCTTGATGCTCTGTTCAATGCGGCTGGCAACGGCACGTCTGTCGGTCTTCAGGTTGGCTCCGGCAAGACGCTGACGATTGGCGGCACGATTACGCTGAACGGCACGATCAACGGCTCTGCGGCTGTCGGCGTGGCTAACGGCGGCACGGGCGCAACGTCTCTCACCGCGAACAACGTGATCCTCGGTAACGGCACGTCAGCTGTTCAGACTGTTGCGCCGGGCACGAACGGGAACGTCCTGACGAGCAATGGGACGACGTGGCAGTCCACTGCGCTTCCTGCTGGTTTTAGCACGTCTGCTGACAACACGTTCACGGGCATCCAGACGTTTTCTGGAAGTTCGTCTAAGTTGGCGATGGTTGTTTCTGACATTGCAGAAGTCGCCACCGTTTCTGCGACGGCTGCGACTGGCACTATCAACTATGATGTCACGACCCAAAGCGTTCTTTACTACACGTCGAACGCTTCTGCCAACTGGACCGTAAACTTGCGCGGATCGTCTGGCACGTCGCTCAATACGCTGATGTCCACTGGGCAGATGATTACCGTCGTCTTCCTTGTCACGCAGGGCGCCACTGCTTACTACAACAACGCTCTCCAGATTGATGGGTCGTCTGTTACGCCAAAGTGGCAGGGCGGAACGGCTCCTACGTCTGGCAATGCTTCCTCGATTGACGCTTACACGTACACCATTGTGAAGACCGGCTCTGCCGCGTTCACCGTGTTCGCGTCTCAGAC